AAAGGCACAAAAGACATCAAAAAGCCCTATGAGCTGATGATGGAAATCCTTAAACGGGCCAAATACGACCCGCTGAAACTTCAGGATGTGTTTGATCTGACCGGAATGCAGGGGATTAAGGCGCTGCTTAACCCTGAAAACCGGCAACTGATGGAACAAATGATTTACGGCACGATTGAGCTGGGTTCCACGCAAAAGGCCGCACAGACCAATGCCGAAGGCTTTAATGCCGCGATGCAGTCGCTGAATAACGAATGGCAACGTTTCGCTGAAGGGCAACTGGCAAAGCCCGTTCAGGATCTGGCGGATGCCATTAACAGCGTGGACCAGAACACTGTCCAGAACTGGTTGCAGGTCGGTAAATATATGGCGATTGCGCTGGGCGGCATTATCGCCATCAGAAAGACGTACAGGTTCGGTAAAACCATCCACGACATCATGAATCCCAAAGGGAAAGGCAAAGGGATACCCGGCAGCATTACGGATGTTTTTGGTTCCGGCGTGATGCCGGTTTATGTGGTCAATATGGGCAGTGGCGGGATGAAGGGTAATACCGGCGGTCTGCCGGATGCGCCGGATTCATCGCGCAATCCCCGTAACTCCCGCAACCCACGTGGGCCAAAGACGCCAGCGCTGGTTACACCACAAACTGCATCAGGATTTAATCTCCTTGACATGGTGCTCTCTGCTTTCCCTAAGAACAAAGAGGAAGCAGATGCGTTAATCGCACGGGTTCAGGAAAACAACAACCGCCCGACGGTATGGACGGATATCAGGAACTGGTTTAACTCTCTGGAAAAAAAGAATATTGCCGACCCGCGACCGTGGGCTGGTATGCAACCCACTCAGAATTATCCTTTCCTTCCGCAACAATTGCAGGGGGAAATCCGTGTGGTGGTGGAAGGTGATGCCCGCGTGAAAAGCGTCAGAGTGGATCAACCCGGCGTCAGACTCAGTGCGCAGGCTGGCGTCACCAGCGTGGAGCAGGGTTAATGACAACGAGCAACGGTAAATGGGACGGGCTGCGCGACGCCTCGTTTCGTGGCGTCCCCTTCTTTCTGGTGGATACGGAGGGCACCGGTGGTCGTCGTGCCATTCCCCGTGCTTATCCCCGGCGTGAAACCGCCTGGACGGATGATAACGGGGCCGTTCCGGGGCAACAGCAGATTAACGCAAAGCTGCCAGGTAAAAACTTCCGGGATGATTTAAACGCCCTTTTAGATGCGCTCAATACCCCCGGCCCCGGCGAGCTTGTCCACCCGTGGTTCGGGATACAGACCGTACAGGTTGGCAAGGTCACCCATCGCCTCAGCACGGAGGAAGACGGCATTGCGTATGTCACCTTTGAAGTGTTTGAGGCAGGCGAGCGCCTGTTCCCGTCTGCGGCGGATAACACGCAGCAGGAAGTGCTGACAGGCATTGATGCGGTGAAAGCCGCCATTGACGATGGCGACTGGTTCGGCGCACTCGACGGGCTGGGTGACATGGCCGACAGTTTTCTGGCCGATATGGAAAACCTTGTGGCTAACCTGCCCACGTTACCGGCAGCACTGAATCAGTGGATGGACAGGCTGAAGCATTTTAAGGCGATGGCCGGAACCCTCATTGCCACACCGGGGCGTCTGGTCAGTGAGCTGTCAGCACGGGTGGAAGATATTGCGGGCCTTGTGACGGAACCACCCGAAGCACTGGCGGTTTACACGACATTACGCAACCAGTGGGCCGGAGAACGTGCCAGGCAGATTGCCACCGGCGCACTGCCGGAAGATATCACCGTGAAGCCCGGCAGCGTGGCAGACGGCAACCCCGGCTTTGCCATCGGGCTGTCACCGGATTATCAGCCGGTATCTGACAGCCTGCAAAAGAACATTGACGACTTCCGCCAGGTGGTTGTGCTGGGAGCCCTGCTGGGACAGGCCAGTGCCGTGGCCTCGATGACGTTCGATACCCGTGATGCGGCGTTATCTGCCGGTGACACGCTGGCGGCTGAACTGCATGAGCAGGCGGTGGCGGCGGTGGAAAACAACCAGCGGACATTGTGGCGAACGCTGCGCGATTTACGGCAGGCCGTGATTACGGATGCCCGCGAGCGTGCCGCCCGTCTGCCGGAAACCCGGCAGGTGACGCTGACCACAACCACCTCTGCCGCATTGCTGGCATGGCGCGAGCATGGTGACACACGCCGACGGGATGAAATCGTGCAGCGTAACCGCCTGCGTCATCCGTCATTCATCCTGCCGACGCAACCTGTGGAGATCACCGACTGATGGAATCCGTGATTCTTACCGTTGACGGCAAACTGTGGGAAGGCTGGACGGAAATGTCCGTCAGCCGTTCCCTGAAGGCGATTGCCGGTGAGTTTGAACTCAGTGTGACAACCCGCTGGTCAGCGGCGGCACCGCGCGTGATTCGTGAGGGGCAACCCTGCACGGTCAGGCTGGGCGCGGATACCGTGCTGACGGGGTATATCGATGATTTTATTCCCGGCTATGACGCTGAAAACGTGGAGATTCGCGTCATGGGGCGCGATAAAACCGGCGACCTGGTGGACTGCTCTGTGGTGCATTCGTCCGGGAAATGGAAAGGCGTGCGGCTTGAACAGGTGGCGGCTGATGTCTGCCGCCCGTTCGGGATAACCGTCATCACGGAAACCCCGACCGGGGAGGCATTTGCGTCTGTCGTTCTGGAACAGGGTGAAACGGGCTTTGAACTGCTCGACCGGCTGGCAAAACAGCGCGGCGTTCTGCTGACGTCTGACGGCGCGGGTAACCTGATTATCACCCGCGCCTCTTCCGTTCGCGCGGGCGTGTCACTGGTGCTGGGAAAAAATATCCTCGCCGCCCGTGGGCGCTTCAGCTGGCGGGAGCGTAACAGCCAGTACATCATCAAGGGCACCACCAGTGCCGGTGGCAAACTGTGGGACAGCCAGCCTGCCCCGATGGTGGGCGGTCGCCAGTACATCACCGAAGACCCGGAAATTAACCGTTACCGCCCGCGCATTCTGGTCAATGAAGACAGCCTGACCGTGGGCGGGGCCAGCATTCGCGGGGAATGGTACAAAGCCCGGATGCTGGGAGAGTCCCGCACGACGGAAATCACGGTGGCAGGCTGGCGCGAACAGGGCGACAGCGGCCCGCTGTGGCAGACCAACCGCCTTGTCGATATCGACGACAGCATTCAGAACCTGAAAACCACCTGGCTGATATCCGGGGTGACATGGACGGATGGCGCACAGGGGAGGATGACGGTTCTGGCGCTGGTTCCGCCTGAATCACTGGACATGCCGGAAATGAAAGCGAAGACGAAAAAAACAAAGGCGGTGGCCACATGGGATTAAACGCAATTGCCCGCCGCCTGCGACTGATGGTTGACCGCGCTGTTGTCCGCCTGGTGTCTGACGGTCTGGCACGGCAGAACCTGCAAATTCAGACGCTGGCAGATGCCACCGATGACGACGTGGAACGCTTCCAGAACTACGGGTTTACGTCCGTTCCGCCGGAAGGTTCTGAAGCCATTGTGCTGGCCGTTGGCGGACGGCGTGACGGGCTGGTTGCCATCGCGGTGGAAGACAAGCGATGTCGCCCGAAAGGACTGTCCCCCGGCGATGTCAGGGTGTATCACCGGGACGGCAAATCACACATCACCCTGAAGGAAAACGGCGTCATTGAAATCACAGGAGAACAATTAGACTTTTCAGGGAAAACGGTAAATCTCACTGCCGACGAACTGCTGAATATTATCGGTAAACAAATGAAATTCGTCGGTCCCTGTGAATTCACTGAAGATGTCAGAATCAAGGGTAAATCATTCAGCGAACACATTCATAAGGACGGCGACAATGAGAAGACATCACCGCCCGTATGACGACAGAAATCCGCTGGAATAACATGCTCTCACGGGGTGACATCACCGTCACCCATAACGGCCTCTCACGGGATGAGGGGCTGGTCACTCAGGTTCTTATCTGCCTTTTCACCGATGCCCGCGCTGATGACGATGATGTCATTCCTGACGGCTCCGGCGACCCGCGCGGCTGGCCGGGCGACACGTACAGCGATTTTTCGTGGGGTTCCCGCCTGTGGCTGCTTGAGCGTGAAAAGCTGACGGAAGATGTCCGCCTGCGCGTGGAAGATTACGCGCGGCTGTCCATGCAGCCGCTTCTGCGTGCCGGTTACGCCCGTAACGCCACCGTCACGGCCAGCATCATCATTCCCGACCGTATTGCCTTTCTGGTGGTGTTAACCCGCCCGGACAAAACCACACTCAGAATCGAAATCACCCGTCGATGGGAGGCCACCATTAATGCCGTATGAAATCCCCACGCTGGGCAAACTGATTGCCGACGGCGAAAAAGATATTGCGTATGAACTCGGCCTGCAAAAGCTGCCGCCTGTCAGTGTTGAGCAGGCGCTGAATGTGTCATTCAGCAGTCAGGTCCGGGATTTATACGACCATCAGAGCTGGATTAAGGACCAGATAATCCCGTCCACCACGTCTGATGATGAAACCATTATCAAAACAGCAAAGTATGAAGGGGTTATCCGCAAGCAGGCCACCTTTGCCAGCGGGCGGGTGACCTTCACCAGTCAGTCCCCCCTTCCGGCAGAAACCCGGATGCAGTCCGACACGAACCAGGTGTATCAGGTACTCACGTCCGGCGAGGTGCAGGACGGCGAGGTCACCGTCATCGTGCAGGCTGAAGAAGCCGGTGTGGCGGGCAATCTTGCTGCCGGTGCCGTACTCACCCTGCTGTCCCCGCTGCCCGGAACGGCCAGCACAGGCGCGGTGGCTGAAGGTGGCATCACCGGTGGCGCAGACACTGAATCCATCGCAGCGCTGCTGGACCGTCTGCTGTATGTGCGCCGCAATCCACCGACAGGCGGCGCGTTGCATGACTACGTGATATGGGCGCGTGAAGTGCCGGGCGTCAGCCGCGCGTGGGCGTGGGATGCATGGCACGGCCCCGGCACGGTCGGGCTGGCATGGCTTTATGATGACCGGGAAAACATCGTGCCAACCCGCGAAGACCTGAAGACAATGGAGCAGTATCTGTTCTGCCACAAACACCCGGCCACGGGCGTGATGGTGGGCAAACCGGGCGGCATTGAGGTCTGGCCGGTACAGGTCAGGCTGAAGAAAGTCAGCATATCCATCCGTCTGACACCGGACAGCCTGGCGAACAGGAGCGCCGTCCGGGCAAACCTGACCGCGTTACAGAAGACACTGGCACCCGGTCAGACGCTGCCGGTGTCCTCGCTGCGCACGGCCATCGGTATGACGTCCGGCATCACGGATTACTTCCTTAACATCGGGGAGGACACCACCAGTGATGTGGATGAGCTTATCACCATCGGGGAGGTGACATGGCTCACAGCGTGACGGAATGGCTGGCCGCACTGCAACAGGTCATGCCACGGGGTAAGGCATGGCCGCGTGATAACGACGCGGATTTAAACCGCTTTTTAAGGGCGCTTGCAGAACGTTTAAACCGCACTGAATACGACGCCTCGCGTCTGCATGTGGAGATGCGCCCGGAAACCACGCTCCGGCTGCTGCCGGAGTGGGAGCAGTATCTGGCGCTGCCGGAATGCGGAATTGCCCCCACCACCAGGGAAGCCCGCCGCCGTGCCGTGGTGGAGAAATACCGTCGCAGGGGCGGGCTGGCAACCTGGCAGACTGAAGCCGCAGCAGCGGCGCTGGGCTTCACCATTAAGGTGACAGCCGTTCTGCCGCACCACTGTCTGCGCGACTGCATGTATCCGCTGCATCCGGCGCGGTATCGCTGGATGCTGAAAGTGAACGTCCCGGGTAAAGATGCCGGGCGGTTTACCTGTATTGATGGCGTCATGACACCATTAATCAGCGAACGGACCCGCGAGCTGGAATGCCTGCTGAAGCATTACCGGCTGGCGGGCACGGAATATGAATATTATTACACCGGAGAATAATTTATGTTTTATGTGGATAACCCGACGGGTGTGCCGGTAATGCCACCTGTCGCGGCAGAATTAAGCAAAACAACGCTTTATTTCACCGAAGGCGGGAACGGTATTCCGCCCACCTATCCGGGGCCGGACTGGTTTAATATTATTCAGTCTGAATTACTGGAAATACTCCGGCAGGCAAATATCAAACCGGATAAAAACACAACCGACCAGATTATGACGGCGCTGAAAAAGCTGTTTATTACGAACAGTGGTTCAGCCGGTGCTATTGCCGGATTAACCGGTCAGAATAATACATTCCCGTATTTTACCGGCAAAGACACAATGGCATTAACACCGCTCAGTGCTTTTGTGCGCGGTATTCTCGGCAAAGAGAGTGCAACAGATTTTGCAGATGCACTGAAAGTCATAAAACAATCAGGCGGCACGATGACAGGAGAGCTGAAAATCCGTGGTGTTAATGCGCTGAGGATTTTCAACGAAGCTTTTGGCCTGATTTTTCGTCGTTCGGAAGAGTGCCTGCACCTTATTCCCACCAGTGAAGGTCAGGGCGAGAATGGCGATATTGGTCCCCTGCGCCCGTTCACCATTAATCTGCGGACGGGTGAAATATCCATGTCGCATAAAGTGTCTGTTGGCGGTGGTTCGCAGGTCAATGGTGCGCTGGGTATCGGCGTTCAGAACGCCCTGGGGGGGAATTCAATTGTTCTTGGTGATAATGACACCGGATTTAAACAGAATGGTGATGGCCTGCTGGATGTTTATGCTAATAGTCAGTGTGTATTCCGCTTTCAGAATGGAGTGGCTATTGCTTTTAAGAATATTCAGGCCGGAACTGCCAGAAAATTCACGTTATCCAGCGCCAACAACTCCACGAAAAATGCAGCGTTTTGTTTGTGGGGTAATCCATCCAGGCCTGTTGTTGCAGAGCTTGTTGATGATTCAGGCTGGCATTTTTTCAGCCAGAGAAACCCGGATAACAGCATAGTGTTCACTGTTAACGGACAGGTAATTCCGTTAAATTACGGAAACTTCGATGCCCGCTATAAATATCGAACAGAGGGGGTACGAGGATGTACGGTATGGCCATGAAATAGTATTACAGCCCCGGCAGTAACACCGTTTCGTGGAGATTTTGCGCACCTTCGGGACACGGGCTGTCAGGGATGGCGATATCGGATACCGGCCGTAACTCAGCGGATAACGTTGACGGTGTGTATTACCGACCACTGCAAAAACTGATTAATGGCACCTGGTATAACGTGGCGAGTGTTTAACAATGTTGCATTTAAAAAATATTACTGCGGGTAATCCGAAAACTGCGGAACAATACCAGATGACAAAAAAATATGATATTACCTGGCCTTTTTCGGAGGACGACAAAAACTGGTATGAAGAACTGAAGAATTTCGCCAGCGACACAATTAAAATAGCTTACACCGGAGACGGGCGCGTGGTGTGGGTCGGTAAGGATGTGACAGGCATTGAACCCCGTAACGCCAGTGTTATTGAAGTTCCTGATATTACCGCCAACCGCCGCATTACCGCGCCGGGTTACTGGTTTTACCGCAATGATGAATTTGTCTTTGACTACAGACTCAAAGCGGAAGATGAGCGTGATGCCCTTCTGGCTCAGGTCAGTGCCCGGACAGGGGAATGGGAAGAAGACCTGCTGCTGGGGCTAATCAGCGACGAAGACCGGGAAAAGCTGAAAGCCTGTCGTATTTACGCGAAATCGCTGCAGGCGATGGATTTCAGCACCATCACAGATAAAGCCACATATAACGCCATCAACTGGCCGGAGCGTCCCGATGCCGCAGCTTAAAGGTGTGATTAAAACGCCCACGGGAGAACCGCTGGGCGGCGCAACCATTACACTAACCTCCATGCACAACCGTGCAGGGATTCTGAAAAGTGTTTTCAGCCATGTCACCACACAGAACGGGGAATATGACTTCCCCGTTCTGCCGGGTGTGTACAGCGTTCGCCTGACACAAAGCACACAGCGCCTTTCAGAAATCGGTGTCATCCGCGTTTATGAAGATTCAACGGACGGTTCGCTGAATGATTTTCTGGGCGCAACTGATATTGACCTGCGTCCGGAATCCCTGAAGAAATTCGAAGAGCTGGCGCAACAGGCGCAGCAGAGTGCCGGGGCCGCAGCCGGAAACGCACGGCAGACGGCGCAGGATGTGACGGCAGCCGCAACGGCCCGTGATGATGCACAACGTTTTGCGGAGAAAGCCAGACAGGATGCAACCGTCACAGCTGAGAACAGAAAGGCCACAGCGGAAGACGTGAAAAGCACGGGGAAAAACGCCGTCTTATCCGGTCAGCGTGCACAGGCAGCCGCAGGTTATGCCCGCGCAGCAGAACAGGCCAAAAATGACATTGATGCTGCGCTGACTGGCACTCTGAAAATGGCTAACCATCTGTCAGAAATCGCAGCAGCAGGCGAAAAGGCACAACAGAAGTCCCGGGATAATCTGGGGCTGAAAAGTGCGGCCACGATGGAAGCACAGAGCGACATTTACGACCGGACAAAAGGCCGTCTGGCGATACCCGGCGCATTCGGCTTTGGGGGTGCTTTTCTGCCTGAAGATGTTATCCGTTTTGACACCAAGAGTGATTTCCTGGCCTGGGTAAGGAATGCGCTGCCAGGTGAATATTCCGTTGCTGGCCCCTACGACATCATCATACCCGACACACGGTTTGAAGGGGTGCTCAGCATCCGGTGGACTGATGCACGCCCTGAGACAACAGAACCGCGGTACAGAGCCAAATCCCTTACTTTTTACGGCATTAACGGCCCCATTTATCACACCCGCTACTGCTACTGGCCCATATCCAGACTGACTGGCTGGGTGAAAATAAATATAACCACAGAAGATATTATTTACAGAATCGTGGCGAGCTCTGTCCGCAACAGATGGGGAGACCCTGACATTGGCGGGCTGATTATTGCTGCGTACCAGGGAGAAGCTGACGGTGATAAAGTCATCAGACTTGTCAGGGGGCAGTCATACAGAGGCTCACGACTGGGACCGGTGGGGATTTCAGTGCCCAGTACTCCCACCGGAACGTATATAGCATCCCCACAATTTTTCATTACGGGATGTTCAGAGCATTCATTACCGGGGTCATATTGCGCCCTGTCCGGGGTGCCGGATGCTCATGTCTCTGGCGCAATGCCCGGGCTTTTTATTCGCACATCGTGAGGAATGCACCGTGGAAATTAAAAAAATCATTAATCCCCGTTATACCGAAAGTGGCGCAGTAGACTGTGACGTTTTTTTGACGACAGGGACCAGGCAGTTCCCTACACAGCCACCGCTGATGATGTCGCACCGACGGGGCAGCAAATCTGGCAGGAACTGCAAAGTGGCAAATGGGGTGAGATAGCCCCATTCACTGTGACACCAGAAATGCTGGAAGCGGCCAGAGAGGCCAGGCGTCAGGAAATTGAAGCATGGCGCGCAGAACAGGAGGCGAAGCCGTTCACGTTTGAATGGAACGGTCGTATCTGGAATGCTGGCCCCGACTCACTGGGCCGCCTGTCCCCGGTAGTCATGCTGGCAAAATCTGTCACAGCACAAACACATATGGCGTGGAGTGATGCGGATAATCAGCAGGTGCAGCTGACGACGCAGGAACTTGAGGAACTGGCCACAGCGATGATACAGGCCATTGTTGAGCGCAACGATGAGATTTATCGCTGTCAGCGGGAGATGAAAGAACAACTTTCTCTGTTGCCCACACTGGACGAGGTGAGAGCGTTCAGACCAGGCGATTAAATAATCAGTTTGTATAGTTTATGACGATCGATAGCATCATATCGATCGTCGGTTTGCATCAAGTGTGATTAAATACCCCCAGCCCTCCGGGCAGCTATATCCTGTTATTACACTGGGGGAAATTATGGACTCTGTTCGTTGTAAAAATTGCAATAAATTGCTGTTTAAAGGAGGTTTTAAGCATATAGAAATCAAATGTCCTCGCTGTAAACGTTACATTGTCATATCGAGTGCCCGGGAGCATCCCACGGAGCTGTATTGTGGGAAAAGAGAAGAAATCACGCATTCTGACAAAACCCTGCGTTATTGAGTATGAAGGCCGGATTGTCGGCTATGGTTCAAGGGAGCTGCGCGTTGAAACCATATCCTGCTGGCTGGCCCGCACAATCATTCAGACAAAGCATTATTCCCGCCGTTTTGTGAATAACTCCTGGTTGCATCTGGGCGTATTCAGTGGACGTGATCTGGTTGGTGTTCTTCAGTGGGGATATGCCCTTAACCCCAACTCAGGGCGTCGCGTTGTGCTTGAAACGGATAACCGGGGCTATATGGAACTGAACCGCATGTGGCTACACGACGACATGCCCCGCAACTCTGAATCACGGGCCATCAGCTACGCGCTGAAAACCATCAGGTTACTGTATCCGTCAGTGGAGTGGGTTCAGTCCTTTGCAGACGAACGTTGCGGGCGTGCAGGTGTTGTGTATCAGGCGTCAAATTTTGATTTTATTGGCAGCCATGAAAGCACATTCTACGAACTGGACGGTGAGTGGTATCACGAGATAACGATGAATGCGATTAATCGTGGAGGGAAGCGCGGCGAATATTTACGAGCGAATAAGGAGCGGGCCGTGGTACACAAATTTAATCAATATCGTTACATCAGGTTCCTGAACAAGCGCGCAAGAAAGCGACTAAATACTAAGCTATTCAGGGTTCAGCCATACCCTAAAAGCACTCCCGATTAGTATCAAATAATTTTTCGTTGTGCCGTTTTGGGTGGTATCAAAAAAAATTCAAAACGGTATCAAATGATTTTGCGCACTTTAGGATGAAGTGTACAACCCGGATACACAGGCCACAGGCATAGCAGAAATTAATATCACGAAACAACGTAACGGTTCTCTGGGGACGATTTACCGGCGTTTTTATAACGGACATTTTCTGCCTGTGGACCAGGAAAGCGCACAGGTTCTTTCCACCCCAATGCGGCAGCCCCAGCCGCGCAGATACAGCAATACACGTACCGACAGCAGTAAGATGGAGCGTTTCTTTTGAACAACCAGACAATGACTTTTACCCCTGAACAATTGCGTAAACACGCGCAGGAAATGTTGCGACAGGCGGAACAACTGGAAAAAACAGGTGTAACAAAAGATGCCATTCGTCGGGATATGGTGCCAGCGCTCAGGGAACTGATGCAGGCGAAACATCGCGCACAAAAAGCGGTGGATGAGCTCGTTGATTGTGTGGCAGAGCTGGAAACCAAAGTTGGAAAGTTTGAAAAAATGGTGCAGGAGGTGCTGCGCTGATGCGCCATGAGTTTATTTTACCTTATCCGCCGACGGTGAATACTTACTGGCGACGTCGTGGCTGCACATATTTTGTATCAAAAGTTGGTGAGCGTTATCGCCGTGATGTGACGCTAATTGTTCGCCAGCAGCGGCTGAAATTAAACCTGTCCGGAAGGCTGGCGATAAAGATTATTGCAGAGCCACCGGATAAGCGCCGTCGTGACCTGGACAATATCCTGAAAGCACCACTGGATGCGCTGACGCATGCCGGACTACTCATAGACGACGAGCAGTTTGATGAAATCAATATTGTGCGCGGTCAGCTCGTTCCTGGTGGGCGACTGGGCGTGAAGATTTACGAAATCACAGGTGATAACGATGGCGCGTGATATTCAGCAGGTTATGGAACGGTGGGGGGCTTGGGCTGCAAACACTCATGAAGATGTATCCTGGGCGTCGATCGCTGCTGGTTTTAAAGGGTTAATTCCGTCGAAAGTGAAATCACGCCCTCAGTGTTCTGATGATGATGCAATGATAATTTGTGGCTGTATGGCCCGGTTGAACAAGAAAAATCAGGATTTGCACGATTTGCTGGTGGATTATTACGTAGGTGGAATGACTTTTATGAGTCTGGCACGGAAACATGGGTGTTCGGATACCTGTATTGGCAAGCGCCTGCAGAAAGCGGAAGGGGTTATTGATGGCATGTTGATGATGCTTGATATCAGGCTGGAGATGGACAGATACGTAGAACGAATTATGTAGGTGCTTGACCAGACACATTGTCCGGGGCTATATTCCTCACGCGCCAGCAAAATCTGGCGTCGGGATTGGAACCCCGGATAGAGACCGCGACAGACACACGCCGCGAGCGTGTTTTTTATTGTCGTATGCACGCGCACATCTGAATTATGGTGGGGCGCATGGGGGAGCTGAAAAGCTCGCCGGTCGGTTTCCCGGTAGTTCCAACCCTGTGCGTCTCACCACCCGATGATTGGAACCTGACGGTGTTGACAGTTTCAGGTTTGCAGTTTACATTTCCCCGCGGTGCTCAAAACACCTCGAAAGCGGTATCCACACCCGATAGCCATGTGGTTTTTTTGTGTCCAGAATTCTTGGTTTATGACCGGGTGTGCGGCTAATACAATACCAGCAATGGAAATACGCCCGCCGACTTTCGACGGTTTTGAGCGCCCGGTCACCCTCTCAAAAGGGGTAAATCAAAATATTCGAAAGGACATGTCTATGAATCGCACGTCTATTGAAAAACTCCCGTCACTTACGCATAACCATCTTCCTGTCATGACAACTGAAGTGGTCAACAAAAACTGGCCACCGAGTTAGAGTTTTTCCAGTATCGATTTTCCGATTCGTTTGGGGGTAACCCACCGTTATATTCGTGCGGTCTTAGTGCGCTGTAATATCCAACGATATAGTCCGTTATGGCGTGAGCTGCCTCGCTGAAGCTTACGTAACCCACCACCGGCATCCATTCGTTCTTCAGACTCCTGAAGAAGCGTTCCATTGGGCTGTTATCCCAGCAGTTTCCGCGCCGGCTCATACTCTGTCTGATCTGGTATCGCCACAATAACTGCCGGAACTGCCTGCTCGTATAATGACTGCCCTGATCGCTGTGGAACATTACCCCGCCGGGCTTACCACGGGTTTCCCATGCCATTTCCAGCGCTTTCATGGTGAGCCTGCTGTCCGGCGAGAACGACATGGCCCAGCCCACTGGTTTTCTTGCGAACAGGTCGAGAACAACGGCGAGGTACGCCCAGCGCTTACCCGTCCAGATATAGGTCACATCACCGCACCACACCTGATTTGGCTCGGTCACGGCGAACTGCCTTTCAAGGTAGTTAGGGATAGCAACATGTTCATGACCACCACGTTTATACCGGTGAGTCGGCTGCTGACAGCTGACCAGCCCCAGCTCTTTCATGAGCCTGCCAGCAAGCCAGCGTCCCATCTGGTAGCCTCTCCGGGTTGCCATTGTGGCGATGCTTCTTGCTCCGGCCGAACCGTGGCTGATGCCATGTAGCTCAAGTACCTGACTGCGTAATACAGCCCGTCTGCCGTCTGGTTTTTCAGGACGGTTTTTCCAGTATCTGTAGCTGCTGCGATGAACCCCAAACACATGGCAGAGTGTGACCACAGGATAATGCGCTCTGAGTTTCCCGATTATCGAGAACTGTTCAGGGAGTCTGACATCAAGAGCGCGGTAGCCTTTTTTAATATTTCATTCTCCATTTCAATGCGTTGTAGCTTTTTCCTCAGCTTACGTATTTCGATTTGTTCTGGTGTTATCGGAGAGGCTTTTGGTGTTTTGCCCTGACGCTCATCACGCAGTTGTTTGACCCATCTTGTCATTGTGGAAAGGCCAACATCCATAGCTTTGGCGGCATCTGCCACCGTGTATTTCTGGTCAACAACCAGTTGAGCGGATTCGCGTTTAAACTCTGCGCTAAAATTTCTTTTTTTCATTGGAGCACCTGTGTTGTTCTGAGGTGAGCATATCACCTCTGTTCAGGTGGCCAAATTCAGTGTGCCACTTCAAACAGAGCTGCTGGCTGATTTGTACGGAACAGAGCGCCAGCGTTTGACAAACAATTTCAATCGAAACAAAGAACGGTTTATAGAAGGTAAACATTTTTTCCTGATAGAAGGTGATGCGTTACGAGAGTTGAAGAACGAAAACTCTTTAAGAGTTTCTGTGAAAATTGCCCGTAACGTTCGCTCCCTCATCCTCTGGACAGAACGTGGCGCAGCCCGTCACGCCAAAATGCTCGAAACCGATCAGGCGTGGGAAGTGTTCGAAAAACTGGAAGACTGTTATTTCAACCAGAAACAGCCACCAGCGGCACAAAACACATCTATCGAAAATGATGGATGCGCATTACTGAGCCACTTCGATAAACACGGTCAGGTTGAGTTCACGGAAAAGGTACCCGCCGATGCGATGGTATGTACTCTGGAACGGTTTAAATTTTATCTGGAGCAACACGGGTGGATCGTTGCCCGTAAAGAGCAACTGGTGGAGCGGTTGATGCGGTTTTAAAAATTTTTTCCGAAAACTTTACGATCGTAAAAAGTTGAATATCCTGTTAAGAGTGGTTACTACGCCACACAGAAACGGCACAGGACGTTAAACGTGCTGGTGGTCAGATGAGTTTGCAGATGTGATGACATATGGTTATTATTCTGCCTCCGGCCCTTTAGCTCAGTTGGTCAGAGCGAGCGACTCATAATCGCCAGGTCGCTGGTTCAAGTCCAGCAAGGGCCACCAACCACCACTAGCTCATCCGGATAGAGCATCAACCTTCTAAGTTGACGGTGCGAGGTTCGAGTCCTCGGTGGTGGGCCAGCGCCGACTTAGCTCAGCAGGCAGAGCAACTGACTTGTAATCAGTAGGTCACCAGTTCGATTCCGGTAGTCGGCACCATATGTGGGCATCGTATAATGGCTATTACCTCAGCCTTCCAAGCTGATGATGCGGGTTCGATTCCCGCTGCCCGCTCCAGCGAGATTTGAGACGAAGGTTGTTATTTGCACTGACACAATATTGTGTGGGAATGTCTGACTCCTTACCATCTCCTGTTCTGTGATGTTGTTTTGTTGCAGTTCCAGTGCTCTTTTTTCAGCACCAGAATGGTGCATTGTCGGTCAGGTTACGTAGTGAACCTCTGGCAGGGGACTGATGATTCATCATTCTGGTGTTGTAAATATCTCTTCGGACAACTTACAAAATATTCTAAGCAAACCCCGGGAACACACTCTTAACTGCCTTGGCTGGCGGTTTTTTGTACAGCGCTCGGTATGTGTGAGCTGGAAATCAGATTTTGCATGGACTGGAATCATGCTGTTATTTAGGGGCGAAGAACTGGCTTTTTCTTCCGCCTTCTCACCAGTAATGATTAGAAAAATAATGAAATGCCCCCTCCGGGGAGGAGGACCGTAGAAAAAAGGACCCGCCAGCAAAAACATTGGGGATGAACAGCTTTCGCTACTCAGATTGCTGGCGGGTAAAGTTCCTCATGAATTAAGAATGCTACGCGATCTTTTTTAATGGAAATGAAAATTATTGTCAATTAGACGTGCGTGTTTTTTCATACAATATTGGTAAAGGTGATTCAGGCCATCAGAGTTTTGTTGATGGCCTTTTTTCTTTCCGATAGCACAGGTCTGTCTGGGGGGGCGGATATGTATCAGATGGAAAAAATATCAACAGGCATTGCCTACGGCACCTCCGCCGGCAGTGCCGGCTACTGGTTTTTGCAGTGGTTGGATCAGGTCAGTCCGTCACAGTGGGCTGCGATTGGTGTGCTGGGAAGTCTGCTTCTGGGGCTTCTGACTTATCTGACGAATCTGTATTTCAAAATAAGAGAAGATAAGCGTAAGGCTGCGAGAGGTGAATAATGTCGCCATCATTACGCAAGGCTGTTGCAGTTGCTATTGGTGGCGGGGCTGTTGCTATAGCATCTGTGTTAATCACTGGCCCAGGTGGTAACGATGGTCTGGAAGGTGTCAGCTACATACCATACAAAGATATCATTGGTGTATGGACTGTATGTCACGGACACACCGGAAAAGACTGAGGTAGCCTGAGTTTAACGGACACTCCTTCCTGAAATAGAATGGCATCAGAAGGAGCTAATAATGAGCAGAAAAACCCAACGTTACTCTAAAGAGTTCAAAGCCGAAGCTGTCAGAACGGTTCTTGAAAATCAACTTTCCAGTGAAGGCGCTTCCCGATTATCCCTTCCTGAAGGCACTTTAGGACAATGGGTTACCGCCGCCAGAAAAGGGCTCGGTACTCCTGGTTCCCGCACGGTGGCTGAACTGGAATCTCAAATTCTGCAACTGCGTAAGGCGTTAAATGAAGCTCGCCTTGAGCGAGATATATTAAAAAAAGCAACAGCGTATTTTGCACAGGAGTCGCTGAAAAATACGCGTTAA